ACCACAGCGTCGCCGGGTTGCCGCCAACCTGCAAAGCAAAGACCGGCCCCGCGCCGGTGTTTTCTATTGTCAGCCCCGGATTGGCGCCATGACGAACGACAAACCATCCGCCAGTGAGAAGGGCGTTGCCGCCAGTCAGCGGCAGGAACGGGCCGCCCGCTTGCAACGCGCTGATCTCGTCCCGTGCGATTCCGAAGTTCTCCCGCACGCTGATCGTAGTTGGCAGGCCAGTTACCGGCAGGCTCGGATTGATTTGGCTGACCATTACTGTTTATCCCAAATCGAATTACCGCCGTCCCAAATCGAATTGCCGTCATCCCAAATCGAGCCGACATAGGCGAATTGCAGGATGGTATGCGCCGGCTTGAGCGGCCGGATCACGCATTCCAGCATGTTGTTGCCCCAGCGCCGCAACCGTTCGCCGGCGGTACTGCGGCCGGCGCGAAACGACCACATGCGATTGTGCACCGAGGTAATTCGCCAGGTGTAAAGCCAATCAACCCCATTGACCCGATCGCCGGCTCTATTCTGGCCGGCGCGGAAGGCGAAAAATTCGTCGATGGTAATCTCGAAGCCGATCGCCGCGGCGACCGCGATGTAATAGGCGCGGCTCTGCCCGCCGCGCGCCGCCAGCTTGAACAGGACTGCGAGCCGGCGCTCTTGCAAGCCGGTCAAGGGCGGCTCGACGCAAGGATCCGGCAGGCCACAGATGCGCTCCCAATCGGCCAGCGTTTCCAGCGCCGTGCCCGGATAGGCTTCGGCCAACAGGTTACAATCGCGGCGAGTGACGCGCGCGAACTCGACCGCCAGCCCCGCGAAGGTGCGCATCAAGACCGTGCGCGGCTCGCGCGGCCACGCCCAGCCGGTTGGCAGCAGGTCAGCGAGAACCTGGGCGTAGTCGTCGGCGCTCAGACCGCAGACCGGCTGGATCTCAACGTCAGGCTGGGCGTCGCGGGAAAGCTCAACCCTCATTGATAGGTGACCTCCCCGAGCCCGACGATCTCGCCGATCTGCACGTCAATCCGATCGGCCGGGCTGACCAGCACAAAGCGGCGCACGCCTGGGGTGAATGAGATTGCGGCTGACCATTGGTCGCGGAAGATCGAGCCGCCCGGCTCAGCCTCCTCCAGCAGCATGTGGTAAAGCCCGTCATAGATCAGGCTGCGGATTTCTGGTGTGTCGGGGTCAAGCTCGGCAATGATCACGTCAACCGGGACCTCGACCGGAGCGAATACCAGGACCCGCGCCGTGACTGGCCGCACCGGGTCGATGTGGGCTGCCACCAGTGCTACGTCGGCAGGGGTCGGAATGCCCGGGGGGGCGCGAACCTCATCCATCATGAAGCGCACGGTGACTGAGCCCGCGCCGCCTTCCAGCGGGTAGCACCAGGCCCTTGTGACTCCTGGGACCTCCAGCGCCCAGCGCACGTAGTCGAACGCTGCGCCCCCATGGGGCGGCTGGCGGATGCGCGCCAAGATCGCGCGCAACAAGGCAGGGTCACTCTGTTCGTCGGCGCCGCCAGCGAGACCGGGAGCCGCGACCTCACCAGTGACCGCGACCCCGGCGAATGTCGTCATGAGCTGGAGCTGCGCCCCAGGCTCGGCATTGCCAGCGCCGCCGGCCTCGCTCGCGTACAAGGTGACGGTGATTTCGCCTCCTGCCTCGGAAGCCCCGCGCGGGATGATGTATTCAACCCCGTCGCCACGCCGCACTTGGGCATCGTCGCGGATCGAGGCTCCAGGGTCAGCCGGCCAGGTTGCCGGCCCGCTGGCGACGGCTGCCGGGATCCTGGGGACGCCCCAGATCGAGGCCCAGCGATCGAGAAATTCCTTTTCCGCGCTGTCGGGGAATAGTTGGCGGAATGACCAGTCCAGCCGGCCATAGAGCAGATGCGCGGAGCCTGCCTCGACTTCCGAAAATGCGCGCAGATTGTTGACGCGGAGCCGTGTGTCGGCTCCCCTCAGCTTGGCTTCGAGGTCCGCGCCGATCCTGCGGCGCAAATCCTCAAGTAATGGGCGCTCGAATGGCACGGTTCCCCTCGCCCCAGGCCCAGGAATAACGGCGGTTCAACAGTTCGACCCCATCGCGGATGATGACGATCCCGACATCAAGCCGGCCTGGTGCGGCGCGCGGCCACTCGGCGGCGATCGTGATCTCGTCGGCGACGCCATCCTCGAGCATCCAGACCAGCGCCTCGCGGCAGTAATCCTCGGCGCGCAGCCGGACCTGGTTGGTTTCCTTTTCACGACTGATCAGCCACAGCCGCGAGCCGATCGGCCCCTCCTCCGCGCCATCGTCGGCCCACCAGCCGCGGCGGTCGCCATCCGAGGGGTCAGGCAGGGGATCATCCGGCGTGGCCAGGCGGTCGGTGAACAGGCTCAAGATGGTGGCGGTTTCGAGGTCACTCCCGGTCACCAGGTCGCCGCCGGCGAGCACCCAATCGCCGGTAAGCCGAGAGGCATCCCAAGTGGTCAGCAGGTCACTCATCGCGCGTGCTGCCTCCCACGCTGCCCTGGGGCGCGTTTATGCTGCCGGTCGCGTTGAGGTCGCCGTCCAGTTCGATATCGCCCTTGATCGCAATTTCAGGCGCCTCGATTTCGAGCCGGTCGGTTTTGACCGTCACATCCTCTTCGGCGGTGATCACCAGATGCTTCGTGGTGATTTCGACGATCCCGCCGCGCTTCAGGACAATCGAGTCGCCCTCGTTGGTGTAGATCGCGACCGCGCCAGGCTCGAGCCCGGTGAACCGGGACTGGCGATCGTCCGTGGCGACGATCGCGCCATGGTCGCGGCCGCCCCCGACGAAGACGACCAGCGCCTCGCTGTCGACCGGCGGCGCAGACGAAAACCCGTAATTTTGGAAGCGCTCGACCGCCACCTTGTCCTCTTCGTAGAGCAGTGAGACTTGTCCGAGCTGCACTCCGGTTTCATCATCCGTCGCGGCAATGACGCCACGGCTGACCATGTTCATAATCCGCCGATGATCGCTCATGTGGCGCCACCTGGGGGTGCTGTGACAGCACCCGAGGGCGTTCCGTGCATCAGACTAATGCCGCACGTTGGCGCCGTGCACGCATTGCATTCCACCCAGGTCGGATTGCGGCATTTGTGACGCCCGCGGCCGGTGCGAATCATAATCCGCCGATGATCGCTCATGTGGCGCCACCTGTTGGTTGCCATCCGGCCCAGGGGTCGCCCGCGCCGCCCTTCTTTTTGCCGCCGGCTTTTTTGCCAGCCTTGCCGCCCTTGCCCTTGGCCGGGTCCTGTTTGCCCTTGCGTTTCGAGGGGTCGGGCAGAAAGGCATCGGGCAGCGTCAAGCTCAGTTCAGTAATCTCGCCGCCATCATCAAAGCTGTGGGTCACTTCGCCGATGATCAGCTCGTGCGACAATGCCAGCCAGGGGGCTTCGACCCAGACCAGGTCGTTGGTTGCCCACAGCTTGCCATCTTCCTGCCGCCAGCCGTTGACGGTTATGGTTGCCTTCAGGGACTGCCCGACGCGGCGGCGCATTTCCCAATCGGCGCGCTGGGCCGCGGCGGCATCATCAGCTTGTTTTTCAGCCACGATGACATGCGGGCGGTATCTGGTGACGCCGGCGTCGCGGGCGCGGCCGACAATCTGGGTCAATGTCTTGGGGGCCGTCTTGCCCGGTGATTTGGCTGCGGCAGCCTCTGCCTGTATCCGCATTCGCTCGCGATAGCGCGCCGAGATATTGGGGATGCCGCGAAGCTGGCGGACCCGCTCAACCAAGCTCGGCTGCCAGCCGCCGTCGCCGCCGCCGCCCCAATCTTGATCTATCGGCCCGCCGTCCTTGGTCCGGTTCCCCGGCCTCTGCGCTTTGACGATGTAATCCGAGAACCGCTGGCTGTGGTCGAGCTCGGCACTGGCACTGAGAATGTTTTTCCCATGTATAAGATCGGTGGTTGCACGACCGGAGCCGGCGCGCGTGAGAACAAGCCGCCCCAGCGCGTCATCAGTGACCAGAAGTTCGTGCACACGCGACAGCCGTTCGATGAGGGCAAAGCATGTTTCTCCCTGTTGGACTTGCACTTCGGGTTCGGGCGGGGTCTGGGTGCTGACGACGACCTCGACCCCGAAGGGCTGCGCCAGAATGCGCGCAATCTGGCCGACCGTCATGCCCTTGAACTGCCCCCCGTCAACGGTGACCGAGCAATCCACCAGGTCACAGGTTTTCGAGCGGCCGCTTAGACTGATCGAGTGCGAGCCGGCGTCGTAGCTGGGCCCGTATTTGTCGACATAGCCGGTCAGCACGGTTTCGCCATCGAGCTGGATTTCACACGGCTCGCCTGGGGTGATTTGCCAGATGTCTTCCTCGAGCGACCAGCGCTCGGAGACTGTCAAATCAAAGTCGGCGGTGGCGCGCTCGAGACCGCGCGTGATCCTCAGGGCTTGCCAGCCGGCGTAATGCTCGCCTGACACCAACAGGGTAAAGGGCGCCTCGCGCGCCTCGCGGCTCTGCTGGCTGGCGCCGCGGCTGCTCGGCCGGGTTGGGGTGCGGACTTCGCTCATGCGCCTGCCGCCAAAATCCGCCCGGTGCTCGGCAGAAAAGCAGGATTGCGGGCATTGACCCGGTCGCAGAGTTCGAGGTCGCGATCGGTGTCCTGATACATCCGCCAGGCCAGGGTGATCGAATTGGCGGTGATCAGGGTGCGATAGGTCACCAGCGGGTTGAGGCTCGCGGCCCTGGCCATGATCATGGCGTTGATCGCGTGGCGCAGCTCGGCCAGCGCGCTGAATACGTCATCCTGCCCCGCGTCGGCCGTCTGCTGTTCGATCGCGATAAAGACCTGGCCGACCGCCCGGCGCGTCTCGATGGCCTGGTCGTAGTTGTCAAACGCCATGCCGGTGATCGAATAGCCGATCTCACGCAAGGCCAGTTCCGCGACAAAGGCTTCCATCGCGGCGGCATTCCGGGCGCGCTGACCCGGCAGCGAAAGAATGCGCGGTGTGGCATAGGGGTTGCTGAGCAGATGCCTCGGCCTGCTGCTGATGCCATCGGGCAGCATGGCTTGCCCCGGCTGGAAGCCGCCCGAGCCGCGCGGCGCTGCGGCGCGCCACTCGGTCGCCACGGTCAGCATGGCCCCAACGACCGGGCCGGCCTCCCCTGCGTCGGTGAAGGCGGCAAAGGTCCGATCAAATGCGTCCGTCAAGGCTCTGGGATCGCCCACCAGCGAGGGAGCGTTGAGGTTGAGGTAATCGAGCGCGGTAACCAGAGGGGTCTGTGGCAGGCCCCCAGGCAGGCGTAGGAAGCGCAACCCGTCAGAGAGATTGCGCACGTCGGCGATCGCCGCGTCCGCGACCCAGGGACCCGAGCCGGCGACAGAAAACAGGCCGGCGAAATTGGGCATTGCGGCATTGCCCAGACCTCCCGCCGCGTTCGCCACCGCCAGATCAGGATCGGCGTCCTGGCTCGGCTCGCGGACCGAGCCCGCCTCGGCGAATTCGAACGCCAACGAGCAGAACCGGCCGCGCTCACGCTCCTCGGTCGCGGTGATGACACGACAGGCTGCCTGGACCGTGCCGAGCGTGGGGTGAACCAGCTCCCCCGGGCCATCCTCCTCGCATGCCGCCACGAGGCGGTCGCGCGCGGCGAGGAAGTCATCGCCGATGGTGTAGCCGGTGAACCGCCAGACCCTCTGACTGCGCCCCAAATCCTCGGCGAAGGGCGTGTTGCGCGCCGGGTATTCGTGATCGGCCCAGCGCCGCCCGGTCTCAAAATTGACGGTGTCGACGAAGAACCTGGCACCGCGGAACGATGCCGGCCGCAGCTGGGTGCGCCAGCCGCTCATCCGGCGGCGAGCCCTGGCATCGAGCGGCCGACCTCGACATTCGATTGGACCATGCCGCGATCTCGAGTGGTCGCGGTCGCCTTGATGTCGCCGATCGCCTCGATTTTGATGTTGGTGTTGACCTCGCCCTCGACCTTGGCAGTCGTCTCGCCGCCGGCGACCCCGGCGCGGCGCGCGCCCCGGAGCAAGGATCCGCCATCCGCAGGGGCAGCAGCAGGTGCAGACTCAGCGCCGCCGCCAGTAAAGAAATCTTTGACGCCCCCGATCGCGCTTCCGACCAAATTGCCAGCCGCGCCGAGCGCGCCAGTGATCACGCCGACGCCCTTGCCGATGGCAGAGATGATCGGTTCGAGGATGCCCCAGGCCCACTGAAACACCCCGACGACGCCGCCGAGGAGATTATCAAACCATGCCGTGAGACTGCCCCAGGCATCCTTGATGGGCTGCGGGATGAATTTCCCGGCAAACTCCGCAAGCCAGGTAATCGGGTCATTGAAGGCGGCCTCGATCTCGTCCCAGTTCTCCTCAAACCAAGTCCCGAGTGCTTTCCAGGCATCCTGAATAGGTTGCGGTATAAATTCGGCGGCAAATGCAGAAAGCCATTCGAGCCCGCCATAAAAGTGCGCCTCGATATCGGCCCACAGCTCATCGGCCCAGTCGGCCATGTTGTCCCAGGCGTCAATAATTCCCTTGGGGACAAATTTCTCGACCATGTCGTCCAGCCATTTAACAGCTGCGAGAAATGTCGCTTTCGGATCATTCCATAGATCGACGAAGAACTTTTTGATCGGCTCCCAATATTTGTAGATCAGGTATGCCGCCACGCCGATCGCGACGATTGCCGCGATAAACCAGCCGACCGGGGTTGCGGCCAGGGCGGCGGAAAACGCCTTGATCGCGGCGCCAAGCGCCGGGAAGGCGGCGGTCAACCCGGTCATCGACGCGATCGAGCCGACCATCGACACGCCGAGCAGCGCCAGAGACTTGACGACATTGGCAATCGCCAGAACGAGGGCCTTATTCATGTAAATCACAAGCGCGGCGAGCACGTTTTCCCAACCGCCGACCTTTTTCGCTACCCAATCCATTCCTTTGACAAAGCCCTTGAGTCCCTCATAAATCCCTTTCCAGTTAATCGACTTAATGATTTCACCGAGCTTGCGAATGAACGCAGTCACTTCGGTTTTGATGACCTCTTTATTCGCAAGCACCCATTCTTTCATTATCTTGAGAACAGGTTCGACCGCCGGCAGCAAGGTGCCGAAAATCGAGTTTTTGACGCCAGTGATTGATTTGGTGAAATCGAGCCAGGCGTCTGCCGCCTTCTCGGCCTCGGCGGCGTCGGCATTGGTGATCACCCCGAGGCGGATGGCTTCCTTCATCAACTCTTGCATGCTGATTTTGCCCTGGGCGAACATGTCGATCAGAGCGCCGCCAGATTTGCCGAACAGCTTCAGCGCAACGTCATTGCGCAATACTGGATTGACGTTTTTCTCGAAGCCGGCGGCGACTTTGGGCAGGATCGACGCCAGGTCCCCGGCTTTGATTTCCTGCATGGAAACGCCCATTTTCGACAATAGCGGGATGAGGTCTTTCGCCGCCTTGCCGCCTTTGCTGGCCGTCCCCAGGGTTTTCATGAATTTGCCGAGCGCGCCCTGGGCGACCGAGGCATCGACCCCAGACCGTTCCGCGACATAGTTGAACTGCTGGAGATATTCCGCCGTGGTGCCAAACCGGCGCGCCGTCTTGGCGAGCTTGTCCGCGGTCTCGATGTAACCCTTCATCCCCGCGACCGCACCGCCGAGGCCGGCGATCCCGGCCATGGCCGTGAGTGGACCAAGTAGGCGGGTGACTTGACTAAGTAGACCGCCCAGCGAGGAGCCGACGCCGCGGATGCCGGCTGTCAGGCCATGAAATTTGAACGCGTTGAGCTTGAAGAACGCGCCGCCGGTGGTTTGCGCGGCCTTGCCGGCGGTGGTGATCCCGCCGGTGATCTTGCGCAGCGGACCCGTCGCCTGATCGACGACGCGCGCAATCGCACTAATGTCGATCCTGTCCGCCATCGCTGCTGTGCTCTAACTCCTCCAGAATGCGGCGCGTCTGATTCTCGTAAAACACCAGTTCGTCAAGGGTCAGCTCTAATGCGGTCCGAGGGTGCCATTTCCAGATAAAGGCGAGGTCGAAGGCGCGCTCGACGAGTCGTCCCCCGCCTCCGGGTCCCCGAAAAAACTGAATACCCGCAACATGCAGGCGTTCCAGTCACGCATTGTGAGCTGGTTGACCGAGGATGGCGGGATGTTGCCGAGACGCGCGATCAAGGCACTGACGATTGCCGCCTCGATCGTGCCGTCCCCTTTGAACGGATAGCCGCACGCATTTATGTCGCCGGGCGTCAAATCGCGCAGTTCGATTGCCCGACGCTCTTCGCCGTGCGCCTGGATCGGCGTTCGCAGTTCGATAATCATAGAACCTCCTCACCCGCCATGCCTTCCCAGCGCACCGTAGCCTGGCCGTCGGCAGCGTTGAATTCTCGCGCGGTCGAGGTCCAGCCGTTGCGCAGGATGTATTGCTTGCCGTTGGCCAATTCGGCGGTGACCGTGACGTCGTCCATGCGCTGCAGTGCCACCAGCGATAGCCCGTTCAAATCGGAGAAATCCCCTTCGATGAAGGGCACGCGCGGCCGCTCGATATAGCCATGGATGCCGTCCTGGCCGGGGATGCCCTCGCGTTCGATGGTGTCGATGCTGACGGTCAGGTTGCCCCGCAGCGGATATTGCTGACCGTCCACGTAGACGTAGGCGACCCCGGCGACGCGACGTGCTGGCATGATGCGACCTCCTCAATAAACCACGTGGTAGTAACCAAAGCGGCCTCCCAGCAATCCCAGGATCAGGATTACGATCAGGATCAGGACGAGAATGCCGCCGATCCCGTAGGGTCCGCCCTGCTGGTAGTAGCCGCCTCGATACCAGTAGCCGCCGCCGCCCAATAGCAGCACCAGCAGGATGATGATGATGATCAGGTCCATGGTCAGGCTGCCGCGGCCGTCGCGCTGGCCGAGTAGCGCAGGCGAAATTCCACCAGCATCGCGAAAATCCTGAGCTGGTTGACGAGGTCGGGCGGCAGCAGGACATTGACCCGGTTCGGGTCGTTGGGATCGCGCTCGACGACCAGGAATCGCTTGAACGCGTCCATGTTCTCGCAAATGCCTTGCTCGATCAGCTCGCTGTAGGCGGCGATCAGCTCGGCGCGGATGATGCGCGGGGTCACGATCGCCTGGCCGAGCCCGAACGGGGTCCCGTCGTTCGCCAGTTTATGCCTGGGGAATTTCTGGAGGATACGGATCCTCAGAAAGCGGATGATGTAAGCCAGAGTCGCCAAGGTCTGCACGTCCAGATAGCTCGGATCGGGCTGGTTCCAGACGTTGCGCTGGTAGGTTGTAACGCAACGCTCGATCGCCGCCGCGCCCCCTGACTCCATCTCGGTCGCTACCCCCGAATAGAGCAGGGTATTGCGCTGCGACATGCTCAGCCGATTGCCGCGCGTTGGCACCAATGCCCCGACCAGGGGCAAGGTTTGCAGCGGCCTGGCCGGGTCGATGCGCAGCGAGGTCGCGGCCTGCGCGCACAGGGCCGCGGCGCGCCGCCAGCTTACCGTGGGGCTGGGGGCGGCCCCCAGGACCGAGACGTGGGGATCATTCCTGGCGACCCCGAATGCCTGCAATTGCGAGAAGGTCCCGCTGCGGGCAAGGAAGGCGTGGCCGTAAATCTGGCGGCTCCAGGCCCACCGCCCGGTCACGTCGTTCAGCTCCTCGGCCAGGGCGTCGAGCGCGGCGCTGTCGGTGTACGGCATCGAGATAAAATCGTATTCGTCGTCACCCATCGCGGCGATCGCCGGAGCCAGGTCCACCAGGCCGGTGCCTGGGACCTTGATGATGTTGACATCAAGACCGGGCGGAATGCTTTCCCCGCCAGCCATGCCGCGATAATTCAACACGACATCAATCTCATTGCCGATCGCGCCCTTGTTTTTGACGGTCAGGCTGACTGAGGGGTCCGGTGGCAGCAGGTCAGCCGTCGCGGTGACCAGGGAGAACGGATCGGCGTTGACCAGCGCCGCCAACGCAGTCAACAGCGAGGTCGGCGTCGCATTGGCCGCGACATTGAGTGCGTAGCGGTCGCCGCCGATGTAGAACGCGATCGTCCCCGGCGCCGAGGGCGCGCCCTCAAACTCAATCGTGATCTTGGCCGCGACCGCCGCCGTGGCATCCTCATGAGGGATCGCCCAGACCGTGCCGTAAGTGTCGTTGCGGCGGTAGGCAGTCATCATGTCGGCCAGGATGCTGCCCGCGCCGAATAGGCCCATGGCATCGCTGGAGTCGCGCACCAGGACCGGTTCGAGCGGGGTTGCGGTCCCGGCCGGGAGCATCGGCCCGATCAGCAGCGCCGGCTGGAGGATTTGCAGATAGGAAGCCTCGCGGTTGCTGACTTCGGCATAGAACAGGGGAACCCGGATATTTGACGGGATGCGCTCAAAGGAAACCGGCATCGGCTCAATCCTTTTCGACGGGGGCGGGATCGGACTTTGGCACCCCGCGCGCGGCGCGCGGCGGCGCGGGCTTCAAGAAATTGGCCGTGACCTCGATGCGCCCATCTGGGCCCGGATATTTGATATTCGGGTCGGCCGCCGGGCTGATGACGTCAATCTCCATGTGGATTTCCTCGAGCGTGTCGGGGACCCGCGGCTCGTACCATTCGCTGATCGTCAGGGCGAAGTTGATGGTGGCGACCGTGGTGCGGCTTTCGCCTTCGATGTCACGGTCGATATCGGTCGTGACCCCACGGATTTGCTCGTAGCCGACGAGCCATTCGGGATCCCCGAGCAGCCAATCCTTGATGTCGTCGCACAGATGATCGACGCGCTCGGCCGACGCGGCGTCGGTCACATCCTCGGCGACAATCTGCACGACCAGACTGGTGGTCGTCAGGAAGTCCGGGATGTTGATCGAACGGCCTTCGGAAGTCTGGGAGGCGTAGACCCTGAGCGCCGGCAGCATCGCGCGGCTGATTTGCGCCTGACGCGAGTCAAAGACGTGGCGGAACTGCGGCAACCGTGTCAGCCGCTCGCACGTATCCTGCCGAAGCTGCGCCAGGTAGGACATGAGGCCGAGGCTGCGCCGCGCCGGCGGCATAAACCACGGCGGGAATCAGGGCGAAAATTGGAGAATTTTATGCGGTTGGGAGGGGTTCGCCTGGGCAGGCCGGGTTCCCCCCTCCCTTGGGCTCACTGCTGCCGGCCTGCCGTCAGAGGTCGCCCAACTAGTGCCCGAACAATCGACGCAAGCGTCTCCGGGTTATCGGCGCGTTGGGTCCA